TATCATTACAATAGAAGTCATAAGTGACTTCTATTGGAGCTCCCACCAATGAAGTTAGTTGATTATTATCACAGTAAAAACTACCACCGATTTCTCTCGGAGCTCCCTCTAGTGAAGTTAATTGATTATTATCACAGTGGAAACTTTCACCGACTTCCATCGGAGCTCCTTCTAATGAATTTAATTCATTATTACTACATTCGAAAACACCATTTACTTCTCTCAGAGCTCCCATCAGTGAAGTTAATTTATTAAAATTGCAGTAGAAACTGGCACCTACTTGTTTTGGTGCCCCTTTTAGCGTGATCAATTGATTATTTTGACAGTAGAAACTGACACCGACTTGCATCGGACCTCCCTCTAATGAAGTTAATTGATTATTACTACATACGAAATCACCACCGACTTGCATCGGACCTCCCTCTAATGAAGTTAATCGATTATCACTACAGTAGAAATGACCATTAACTTCTCTCGGAGCTCCCATCAGTGAAGTTAATTGATTATTACTACATACGAAAACACCACCGACTTCCCCCGGACCTCCTTCTAATGAAGTTAATCGATTATTACGGCAGTAGAAATTGGCACCTACTTGCCTTGGGGCTCCTTTTAGCGTGTTCAATTGATTATTTTGACAGTAGAAACTGATACCGACTTCCCTCGGAGCTCCCTCTAACGAAGTTAATTGATTATTACCACAGTAAAAATCACCACTTACTATACCAAACCTAAGGGGTAATTTTGATAATCCCCTATTATTTAAATACACATCACCATCTACATTTATAGACCCATCAGTATTTAGAGTATAGTCCGTTATACCATATTGCTGACAAATCTGATCAATTTCGTTAAATTTAGAGGATTCTAGTAGGTATTTCATTTAAATATAATTTTAGAGTATATATTAAATCTCCCGCATCATTTCCCAAAATCTAAATTCATCTAAGGTTCCATCCCTTCTCCAGATTGAATAATCTTCTTGATTTTTAATAATTTCCTCAATTATACCTAAATTATCTAAAATTAGTTGCGGTAGTGGATTATTACTACAATAGAAGCCACCACCCAATTTTCTCGGAGCTCCTACCAGTGAAGTTAATTGATTACCATAGCAGTAGAAATTGACACCGACTTCCTCCGGAGCTCCCCGGAGGGAGGTTAATCGATTATTACTACAGTAGAAATTGGCACCCACTTCTCTCGGAGCTCCCCGGAGGGAAGTTAATTGATTATTATGACAATAAAAATCAACAATTACTATACCGAACTTAAGGGGCAATTTTGATAGTCCTCTGTTGGTTAAATCCACATCACCATCTACATCGATAGATCCATCCCCATTTAGAGTATAGTTTTCTATACCATATTGCTGGCAAATCTGATGAATTTCGTTAAATTTAGAGGATTCTAGTAAATATTTCATTTACATATTAAATTTAGAGTATATATTAAATATCCTGCATCATTTCCCTAAATCTAAATTCATCTAAGGTTCCATCCATTCTCCAGATTGAATAATCTTCTTGATGATTTCCTGAATTATACCTAAATTATCTAAAATTAGTTGCGGCAGTGGATTATTAATACAGTAGAAGCCACCGCCCAATTTTCTTGGAGCTCCTAACAGTGAAGTTAATTGATTGTAATATCAGTAGAAATTGACACCGACTTCCTCCGGAGCTCCCTCTAGTGAAGTTAGTTGATTATCTTGGCAATAGAAATTACCACTTACCATACCAAACTTAAGGGACAATTTCGATAATCCCCTATTATATAAATCTACATCACCACTCACATCTATAGATCCGTCAGGATTTAGAGTATACTTTTTTATACCAGTTTTCCAGTTCAATCTCAGTTTCTATTTCCGGCAAATCTGATCGATTTTTTTTTAAATATCGAGTATTCTAGTATGTATTTCATTAGTGTATATATTAAAATTCCGACATCATTTCCCGGAATCTAAATTCGTCTATGGTTCCATCCCTTCTCCAGATTGAATAATCTTCTTGATTCTTGATGATATATTTAATCACATATAGATTATCTAAAATTAATTTAGGTAGTGGATTATTATAGCAGTAGAAATTACCACCCACTTCTGTTGGGGCACCACACAATGAGGTTAATTTATTATAAGTGCAAAAGAAATCACCACCGACTTCTCTAGGAGCTCCCTCTAATGAAGTTAATTTATTACGATTACAGTAGAAATCACCACCCACTTCTCTCGGAGCTCCCTGGAGTGAAGTTAATTTATTATTACTACATTCAAAGGTGGCACCTACTTTTTCAGGAGCTCCCTCCAGCGAAATTAATTGATTATCATTACAGAGGAAATCAGCACCCACTTCTCTCGGAGCTCCGTCCAGTGAAGTTAATTGATTATAATAACAGTAGAAATCACCACCCACTTCTCTCGGAGCTCCCTGGAGTGAAGTTAATTTATTATAACTACAGTAGAAATCACCGGGGACTTCTCTCGGAGCACCCTCCAATGAAGTTAGTTGATTATTATCACAGTAAAAACTACCACCGACTTCTCTCGGAGCTCCCCGGAGGGAAGTTAATTGATTATAAATACAGGAGAAATTATCACCCACTTCCCGAGGAGCTCCCTCCAGTGAAATTAATTGATTATTATAACAGTAGAAATTGGCACCGACTTCCCTCGGAGCTCCCCGGAGGGAAGTTAATTGGTTATTACCACAGTAGAAATTGGCACCCACTTCCATCGGACTTCCCTCCAGTGAAGTTAATTGATTATTATAGCAATAAAAGCTGCCACTTACTATACCAAATCTAACCGGTAATTCTGATAGACTTTTGTAGGCTAAATCTACATCACCATCCACATCGATGGATCCATCCCCATTTAGAGTATAGTTTTTTATACCATATTGCTGGCAAATCTGATCAATTTCGTTAAATTTAGAGGATTCTAGTAGGTATTTCATTTAAGTATAATTTTAGAGTATATATTAAATTTCCCGCATCATTTCCCTAAATCTAAACTTATCTAGTGTTCCATCCCTTCTCCAGATTGAATAATCTTCTTGATTTTTGATAATTTCCTCAATTATACCTAAATTATATAAAATTAGTTGCGGCAGTGGATTATTACTACAGTAGAAGCCACCACCCAATTTTCTCGGAGCTCCCCTCAATGAAGTTAATTGATTACCATAGCAGTAGAAATTGGCACCGACTTTCTCCGGAGCTCCCCGGAGGGAGGTTAATCGATTATTACTACAGTAGAAATTGGCACCCACTTCTCTCGGAGCTCCATCTAATGAAGTTAGTTGATTATTATAGCAATAGAAACTACCACCAACTTCCTTCGGAGCTCCCTCTAATGAAGTTAGCCGATTATATTCACAATAGAAGCTACCACCGACTTCTACCGGAGCTCCATCTAATGAAGTTAGTTGATTATTATAACAGTAGAAATCACCGGGTACTTCTCTCGGAGCCCCTTTTAATGAAGTTAATTGGTTATTATAACAGTGGAAATTGGCACCGACTTCACTCGGAGCTCCCCGGAGGGAAATTAATCGATTATTATGACAATAAAAATCACCACTTACTATACCGAACTTAAGGGGTAATTCTGATAATCCCCTATTGATTAAATCCACATCACCATCCACATCAATAGATCCATCTCCATTTAGAGTATAGTTTTCTATGTCATATTGCTGACAAATCCGATCAATTTGGTTAAATTTGGAGGATTCTAGTAAATATTTCATTTACATATTAAATTTAGAGTATATATTAAATCTCCCGCATCATTTCCCAAAATCTAAACTCATCTAAGGTTCCATCCCTTCTCCAGATTGAATAATCTTCTTGATACTTGATGATATGTTTAATAATATCTAGATTATCTAAAATTAGTTGGGGGAGTGGATTATTAAAACAGTAGAAATCACCACCGATTTCTCTCGGAGCTCCCTCCAGTGAAGTTAATTGATTATTACTACATACGAAAACACCACCGACTTGCATCGGACCTCCCTCTAATGAAGTTAATTGATTACTACTGCAGTGGAAATTAGCACCTACTTCTCTTGGGGCTCCTTCCAGTGAAGTTAATTGATTACCATAGCAGTAGAAATTGGCACCGACTTTCTCCGGAGCTCCCCGGAGGGAAGTTAATTGATTATTATGGCAGTAGAAATTGGCACCGACTTCTCTCGGACCCCCTTCTAATGAAGTTAAATAATTATTATAGCAATAGAAACTACCACCAACTTCCTTCGGAGCTACCTCTAATGAAGTTAGCCGATTATATTCACAATAGAAGCTACCACTGACTTCTACCGGAGCTCCCTCTAATGAAGTTAGTTGATTATTATAACAATAGAAACTACCACCAACTTCCTTCGGAGCCCCTTTTAATGAAGTTAGTTTATTATTGTTGCAGTAGAAATCACCGCGGACTTCTCTCTGAGCTCCCCGGAGGGAAGTTAATCGATTATTATGACAATAAAAGCTGCCACTTACTATACCAAACTTAAGGGGTAATTCTGATAATCCCATATTGATTAAATCCACATCACCATCTACATCAATAGACCCATCTCCATTTAGAGTATATTTTTCTATACCATATTGCTGGCAAATCTGATCAATTTGATTAAATTTAGAGGATTCTAGTAGGTATTTCATTTAAGTATAATTTTAGACTATATATTAAATATCCCTCATCAATTCACTAAATCTAAATTCATCTAAGGTTCCGTCCCTTCTCCAAATTGAATAATCTTCTTGATACTTGATAATTTCCTTAATCTTAGACATATTATCTAAAATTAATCGGGGGAGTGGATTATTAAAACAGTAGAAATCACCACCGATTTCTCTCGGAGCTCCCTCCAGTGAAGTTAATTGATTATTACTACATACGAAAACACCACCGACTTGCATTGGACCTCCCTCTAATGAAGTTAATTGATTATTATAACAGTAGAAATTGGCACCGACTTCTATCGGAGACCCTTCTAATGAAGTTAATTTATTATCATTACAGTATAAATCACTACCGATTTCCCTCGGGGCTCCCCTCAATGAAGTTAATTGATTATTACCACAGTAAAAATTACCACCCACTTTTTTCGGAGCTCCATCTAATGAAGTTAATTGATTATTATAGCAATAGAAACTACCACCAACTTCCTTCGGAGCTCCCTCTAATAAAGTTAGCTGATTATATTCACAATAGAAGCTACCACCGACTTCTACCGGAGCTCCATCTAATGAAGTTAGTTGATTATTATAACAGTAGAAATCACCGGGCACTTCTCTCGGGGCCCCTTTTAATGAAGTTAATTGGTTATTATAACAGTGGAAATTGGCACCGACTTCACTCGGAGCTCCCTCCAATGAAGTTAGCTGATTATATTCACAATAGAAGCTACCACCGACTTCTACCGGAGCTCCATCTAATGAAGTTAGTTGATTATTATAACAATATAAACCACCACCAACTTCCTTCGGAGCCCCTTTTAATGAGCTTAATTGGTTATTATAACAGTGGAAATTGGCACCGACTTCACTCGGAGCTCCCCGGAGGGAAGTTAATCGATTATTATGACAATAAAAGTTGCCACTTACTATACCAAATCTAAGGGGTAATTCTGATAGACTTTTGTAGGCTAAATCTACATCACCATCCACATCGATAGATCCATCCCCATTTAAAGTATAGTCCCTTATACCATATTGCTGGCAAATCTGATCAATTTCCTTAAATTTGGAAGATTCTAGTAAGTATTTCATTAGTGTATATATTAAATATCCCGCATCATTTCCCAAAATCTAAACTCATCTAGGGTTCCATCCCTTCTCCAGATTGAATAATCTTCAATTTGGTTAAATTTGGAGGATTTTATTAGATGTTTCATTAGGATATATATTAAATTTAGAGTATATATTAAATATCCCGCATCAATTCACTAAATCTAAATTCATCTAGTGTTCCATCTTTTCTCCAGATTGAATAGTCTTTTTGATACTTGATAATATGTTTAATCATATCCATATTATCTAAAATTAATCGGGGGAGTGGATTAATATAGCAACGGAAATCACCACCGACTTCTCGCGGAGCTCCACGTAATGAAGTTAATTGATTATCAATACAGTTGAAATCACCACCTACTTTTCGCGGAGCTCCCTCCAATGATGTTAATTGATTATAATAACAGTAGAAACTAGTACCTACTTCCCTTGGAGCTCCTGATAATGAAATCAATTGATTATTATTGCAGTAGAAACCGGCACCCACTTCCCTTGGAGCTCCTTCTAGATTAGTCAATTGATTACCATAGCAGTAGAAATTACCACCTACTTCTATAGGAGCTCCCTTCAGTGTAGTTAATTGATTACGATGACAGTAGAAATTAGCACTTACTATACCAAACTTAAGTGGTAATTCTGATAGACCTTGATAAGACAAATCCACATCACCATCTACATCAATAGATCCATCCCCATTTACAGTATATTTTTTTATATCAAATTTCTTGCAAATCTGATCAATTTGGTTAAATTTAGAGGATTCTAGTAGGTATTTCATTTACATATTAAATTTAGAGTATATATTAAATATCCTGCATCATTTCCCTAAATCTAAACTCATCTAGGGTTCCATCACTTCTCCAGATTGAATAATCTTCTTGATTCTTAATGATGTGTTTAATCATAGTCAAATTATCAAAAATTAGTTCAGGAAGTGGATTACCATAGCAGTAGAAGTCACCACCAACTTCTCTCGGAGCACCCCTCAATGAAGTTAATTGGTTATCATAGCAGTAGAAGTCACCACTGACTTCCTCCGGAGCCCCTATCAATGAAGTTAATTTATTATTACTACAGTGGAAATTACCGCCGACTTGATACGGAGCTCCCCTCAATGAAGTTAATTGATTAAAATAACAATAGAAACTACCACCGACCTCCTTTGGAGCTCCCTCCAGTGTGGTCAATTGATTATTATCACAGTAGAAACCTAAACCCACTTCTCTCGGAGCTCCCTCCAGTGTAGTTAATTTATTATCATTACAATAGAAATTACCACCCACTTCCCCCGGAGCCCCCTCCAGTGAAGTTAATTGATTATAATCACAGTAGAAGCTACCACCGACTTCTATCGGAGACCCCTCTAATGAAGTTAATTTATTATCATTACAGCATAAATCACCGGGCACTTCTCTTGGAGCTCCCTTCAATGAAGTTAATTGATTATAATCACAGTAGAAGCCACCACCGACTTCTACCGGAGACCCCTCTAATGAAGTTAACTTATTATCATTGCAGTATAAATCACCGCCTACTTTTCTCGGAGATCCCCACAGTGAAGTTAATTGATTATTATAGCAATAGAAACTACCACCAACTTCCTTCGGAGCTCCTTCTAGTAAAGTTAATCGATTATCTTGACAATAGAAATTACCACTTACTATACCAAACCTAAGGGGTAATTTTGATAATCTCCTATTGTTTAAATACACACCACCATCCACATCGATAGACCCGTCAGGATTTGGAGTATAATTTTCTATACCAAATTCCTTGCAAATCTGATCAATTTTGTTAAATTTGGAGGATTCTAGTAAATATTTCATTTACATATTAAATTTACAGTATATATTAAATATCCCGCATCATTTCCCTAAATCTAAATTCATTTAAAGTTCCGTCCCTTCTCCAGATTGAATAATCTTCTTGATTTTTAATAATTTTCTTAATCTTAGCCATATTATCTAAAATCAGTTGGGGTAGTGGATTATTATGGCAGCGGAAATTGGCACCCACTTCTCTCGGAGCCCCTTCTAGTGTAGTCAATTTATTATTATTACAGTAGAAATTACCACCCACTTCTCTCGGAGCTCCCTGCAGCGAAGTTAATTGATTATTTTCACAGTGAAAATTAGCACCCACTTCTTTCGGAGCTCCCTGCAGCGAAGTTAATTGATTGTAGTCACAGTAAAAATTGGCACTGACTTCTGCAGGAGCTCCCTCTAGTGAAGTTAATTTATTATCATAACAGTAGAAATTGCCACCCACTTCTCTCGGAGCACCCCTCAATGAAGTTAATTGGTTATTATAGCAGTAGAAACCACCACTGACTTCCTCCGGAGCCCCTCTCAATGAAGTTAATTTATTATTATGACAGTAGAAATCACCGCCCACTTCTCTCGGAGCTCCCTCCAGTGAAGTTAATTGATTATATTGACAGTAGAAAGCACCACCAACTCCCATCGGGGCATACTCCAGTGAAGTTAATTTATTATAAGCACAGTAAAAATTACCACCCACTTCCATAGGAGCTCCCCTTAATGAAGTTAATTGATTATTATAGCAGTAGAAATTGGCATTTATTTCCCTCGGAGACCCCTCTAATGAAGTTAATTTATTATCATTACAGTATAAATCACCACCTACTATTCTTGGAGCTCCCCTCAATGAAGTTAATTGATTATCATAGCAATGGAAACTGGCACCCACTTCTATCGGAGCTCCCTCTAGTGAAGTTAATTTATTATCACTACAATAGAAACTACCACTGACTTTACCGAACTTAACTGGAAATTTTGATAATCCCTTATTATTTAAATCCACATCACCATCTACATCGATAGACCCGTCTGCATTTAGAGTATAATTTTCTATACCAAATTGCTGACAAATCTGATCAATTTCGTTAAATCTGGAGGATTCTATTAGGTATTTCACTAATGTGTATATTAAATTTAAATTATATATTAAATTTCCTGCATCATTTCCCTAAATCTAAATTCATTTAAGGTTCCGTCCCTTCTCCAGATTGAATAATCTTCTTGATTTTTAATAATTTCCTTAATTTTAGCCATATTATCTAAAATTAATTGGGGGAGTGGATTATTAAGGCAGTAGAAGCCACGACTCACTTCCTTCGGAGCTCCCAACAATGAAGTTAATCTGTTATTTTGACAGCGGAAATCACCATCGACTTCTTTCGGAGCTCCACTTAATGAAGTTAATTTATTATTATTGCAGTAAAAATCACCACCCACTTTTATTGGAGCCCCTTCTAGTGTGGTTAATTGATTATAAATGCAGGAGAAAATACCTCTGACTTCTCTCGGAGCTCCCTTCAGTGTAGTTAATTTATTATAACTACAGTAGAAATCGACACCTACTTCACTCGGAGCCCCTCGCAATGAAGTTAATCGATTATTGCTGCAGTAGAAATTGGCACCTACTTCTCTCGGAGCACCCTCTAATGAAGTTAATTTATTATAACCACAATAAAAATCACCACCGACCTCTCTCGGAGCTCCCCACAATGAAATTAATTGATTATTATTACTGTAAAAACCACCACTTACTATACCAAACCTGACCGGTAATTCTGATAATCCTCTATTGGTTAAATTTACATCACCATCCACATTGATGGACCCATCTGGATTTGGAGTGTAATTTTCTATACCATATTTTTGGCAAATTTGATCAATTTGTTTAAATTTAGAAGATTCTATCAGATATTTCATTGTGATATATATTAAATATCCTGCATCATTTCCCTAAATCTAAATTCGTCTAGGGTTCCATCCCTTCTCCAGATTGAATAATCTTCTTGATTCTTAATGATGTGTTTAATCATAGTCAAATTATCAAAAATTAGTTCAGGAAGTGGATTACCATAGCAGTAGAAGTCACCACCAACTTCTCTCGGAGCACCCTTTAATGAAGTTAATTGATTATCATTACAATAGAAGTCATAAGTGACTTCTATTGGAGCTCCCTCTAATGAAGTTAGTTGATTATTATTACAGTAAAAACTACCACCGATTTCTCTCGGAGCACCCTCCAATGAAGTTAGCTGATTATTATCACAGTAAAAACTAACACCGATTTCTTTCGGAGCTCCCCGCAATGAAGTTAGTTGATTATTACTGCAGTGGAAATTGTCACCCACTTCTCTCGGAGCTCCCTCTAGTGAAGTTAATTGATTACTACTACAGTGGAAATTACCACCTACTTCTCTTGGGTCTCCTTCCAGTGAAGTTAATTGATTATCATAACAGTAGAAATCGGTACCGACTTCTCTTGGTGATCCCTTTAATGAAAATAATTGATTACTAATACAAGAGAAACCACCACCCACTTCTTTTGGAGCTCCCTGCAGTGAAGTTAATTTGTTATTACTACAGTAGAAATCACCACCCACTTCTTCCGGAGATCCTTCTAATGAAATTAATTGGTTACAATAACAATAGAAATTACCACCTACTTTTTTAGGAGCTCCTTTTAGTGTGGTCAATTTGTTATGACTACAATAGAATCCACCACTTACTATACAGAACTCCAACGGTAATTCTAATAATTCCCTATCAGTTAAATTTACATCACCATCTACATCAATAGATCCATCCACATTTAGAGTATATTTTTCTATACCATATTGCTGGCAAATCTGATGAATTTTGTTAAATTTAGAGGATTCTAGTAAATATTTCATTTACATATTAAATTTAGAGTATATATTAAATATCCCGCATCATTTCCCTAAATCTAAACTCATCTAGGGTTCCGTCGCTTCTCCAGATTGAATAATCTTCTTGATTTTTAATGATGTGTTTAATCATAGTCAAATTATCAAAAATTAGTTGAGGAAGTGGATTATCATAGCAGTAGAAGTTACCACCAACTTCTCTCGGAGCTCCCTCTAGTGAAGTTAATTTATTATCATAACAGTGGAAATTACCACCCACTTCTCTCGGAGCACCCCTCAATGAAGTTAATTGGTTATTATAGCAGTAGAAGCCACCACTGACTTCCTCCGGAGCCCCTCTCAATGAAGTTAATTTATTATTATGACAGTAGAAATGACCACCCACTTCTATCGGACCTCCCTCCAGTGAAGTTAATTGATTATAACCACAGTGGAAACTACTACCGACTACCTCTGGAGCTCCCCTCAATGAAGTTAATCGATTATAACAACAATAGAAAACACCACCTACTTCTCTAGGAGCTCCCTCCAGTGTAGTTAATTGATTATTATTACAGTAGAAATTACCACCTACTTGTCTTGGAGCTCCCCTTAATGATGTTAATTGATTATCATCACAGTAGAAACTACCACCAACTTCTTTCGGAGCCCCCTCCAGCGAAGTTAATTGATTATTACTACAAAAAAAGCCATCACCGACTTCCTCCGGAGCTCCTTCCAGTGAAATCAATTGATTGCTACCACAGTTGAAATCACCACCGACTTTTCTCGGTGAACATTCTAGTGAAGTTAATTGGTTACCATAGCAGCGGAAATCACCACTTACTATACCGAACTTAAGGGGTAATTCTGATAATCCCTTATTGGTTAAATTTACATCACCATCTACATCGATAGATCCATCCCCATTTACAGTATAGTTTTTTATACCAAATTCCTTACAAATCTGGTCAATTTGGTTAAATATGGAGGATTCTAGTAGGTATTTCATTAGGATACATATTAAATTTATAGTATATATTAAATATCCCGCATCAATTCTACAAATCTAAATCTAAACTCATCTAGGGTTCCATCCTTTCTCCAGATTGAATAATCTTCCTGATTTTTGATAATTTGTTTAATCATATACAAATTATCTAAAATTAGTTTAAGCAAGGGATTATCATAGCAACGGAAACCACAACAATCTCTTTTGGAGTTTCCTTTAATTAAGTTAATTTATTAAAATGACATAAGAAATCACCACCGACTTCTCTCGGAGCTCCCCTTAATGAAGTTAATTGATTATGTCTCGTCAAAATGGATAAAAGGTAGAACTAAAAATAAAAAATTTGGCGGTTATAATTTATCCGGTAAGGTTTGTTATTTTAATAAGTTGTTAAATAAAGAAAAATATTTTGAAAACAGTGATATAATACCTGACGGGTAGATAAAGGGTAAATTGAAAAAAAAAAGACTTTGTTTTTATAATCCTAAATTAAATATAGAAAAATTATTTACAGAGGATTCACCAGAATTTAGATCTATTCGAGGTAGGTTACCTAAATTACCTTTTATTGAGGAGATTAAAGACATAAGTGAGTTTATAAGAATTTTTAGAAGTGATGTGGATGAGGAATCCTTGATGTGGCATCGTGACCGTGAAGATGAAGCCACACATCAAATGAATCTTGAGATAAAAATTAAAAAATTATTTTAATATATACATAAAAAAATCTAAACAAATAAAATTCCATATAAAATATGAATAGAACATTAGCTGGAAAAAGAATCGAATTAATTAGAATGGAGGACCCATATACAAACCTTAAAGAAGGTGATAAGGGTACTATTCAATTTATTGATGATATTGGACAAATTCATGTTAAATGGGATAATGGCTCGACTTTAGCTATCTCACCTGAGATCGATGAATTCAATATTATTGAAGAGTCTTTAAATAAACTGAGACATGTTAGACTATTTGAAGAGTTTATTTTAGGTTCAGATATTGGTTATATTAATACAAAAATGGAAGAGTTATCTGATCTAGTTGATTCAATTGATGATGAATTTATTTCTTTTGAGTGGTCACTGAATAATAATCTTTTAAATGTAACCCTGGAGATTAACCAAGAACAAATAATAATTAAATATGATATAGAAACCGGTAAATTAATTAGAAACATCAAAGGAAAACTTGATTCTGACCAATGTGATAATGTTGAAGAAGCTATGGATATTATTGAAGATTGTATTTACAATTTTTTGGGTGTTTCTGAGAGAGCAAAAACCAAAGGTGAAAAATATAAAGGTAAACACATACCCGCTAAATATCTAACTAGTAAAAAAGATGCTATGAAAAAAGAAATTGAAGAGTTTCGCGGTAAGAAAAAATACAAAAAAGACTGGGAAGCTGATATAGATAAAAGATCTGGTAAAAGAATTGAAACTAAAAAATCAGCCGCCACTAAAGCATATCATCGAATGTTTGAAAAAAAAAAATTAAAAATATGAAATACTTAAAATTATTTGAAAACTTTAAACACGAAGACGTTGTTGCCGGTGATGAATATAATGAATTTGACGAAGACTCAAAAATTGATTTAACGATTGAATTAGAGTATAAATTAAGGAATATGCCTCATGATTCTAAACTAACAGTAAATGATTTTATACAAGAATTTGGAATAGACCCAAAAGATATGACTAATTTTGGTTGGGCAGCAATTTTAAAAAATCGTAAAATTTACAAGGATATGTCAGATGAAGAATTTAATAAATTATATAATGAATATAAAAATTCAATGAATGAATCTAAAAAATCTAATATAACTACTTCACTTAAAAAGAAATCTAAAGCATCTGGAATACCTATGAAAATTTTAAGAAAAGTATTCAATAAAGGAATGCAAGCTTGGAATGCTGGTCATAGACCAGGTGTGGCTCAACATCAGTGGGGAATGGGTCGTGTAAACTCATTCATAACTGGTGTTGGTGGTGCTAGAAAAGCCGATGCTGATTTATGGGCTAAAGCCAAAGCTGCTAAATCAAGGTATAAGAAAAAGAAATAATATATTAACCATCCTAAAAAAAAAATCAAATAACCTTTACAACAAATGAAACAATTAGATTTAACAATTATTTTAATTTTAATTTTGTTCCTTATTTAATAGTTTGTTATTATAAGGTGCTTAACTGAATTATCATATCTATTTTTAATATTAGTTGAATACTTCAGATCATATTCATCTTTTATGAAATCTTTATATAATTCTGATGTAAAATCATCTTTGTTTATTATAACCATAACCTTTGCATTTTTAATACTTTTGAAGGTATTAAATAAATCTATTTGTTGATCTTTACCAAATACATTTTCATGTGAATATTCTTTAAATTCTCTTGTATAAGGTGGGTCTATAAAAATGAAAGTATTATCATCATCATTTTTAGTCATTACTTCTTTATATGAATCACAAAAAATATCAGTATTTCTTAATTTTTCTATATGCTCCTTTTTTATATTTGGATTGAATGATTTATAATTACCATATGGTATATTGAATTCACCTTTTGAATTAAACCTTCTCATTCCATTAAATGCTAACTGATTTACTATTAGAAATCTAAATGCTCTATCTATATCGGATAGATTTTTCAATCCATCTTTTCTGTCTTTATTTCTCCACTCATAATATATAAGTCCTCTTTCTTTTTTTGCTTCTGATATAGTTAGTTTTTTCTCTTTTTCTTTTTTTGAGATCTCTGATATTTTATCAGAAAAAATTTTAGACATCTTTAATATTTCATCGGGGTTTTCTTTAAGAACTTTTAAAAAATTTATAAGTTCAGTGTCTATGTCATTTATAACATTTTTATTAGATTCTAAACTCCAATAAACCGCACCACCACCAAAAAACGGTTCAACAAATTTATAATCTTCATTATTTTTAACAAAATCTGGATAATATTTTGAAAAATTTTTTATTTCTTTTCGTTTACCACCTGTCCATTTATAAATCGGATCTAATTTCATAAATATCTTATATTAGTTTTAATTAAATGGTTTTAAAAAAAATAATCTACAAAAAAAAATTATATTATAAAAAATATCAATTATGTCGGAAGAATTTACCCTTTGAATGATAAAATCTATTCTTTTTTGGAGTCGTAGTTTTCGTCATAGATTCTTACTATTTCATTAAATTCCTGTAGGACACCCATTTTAATCTTTTCATCTGGATAACTTTGATTAGAAATATACTCACGAATCACATCTTTATATTCTAGTTCAATCTTTATTGATTGAGACAAATCAGAAGATTCTTTGATGATTTCTAAAGTTGAATTAGTTTCTTCATCACTTAAATCTTTTAGTTTTTCATCTCGAATATCATCTATATAGTCAACCGAAGCAAAGTTACCAGTCTCCAACATCAACTCCAATTTTCTTCTCAATTTACGATTACCGATAATTAAAGAATTAGAAATAAAAAGATCTATATAGTCTTTAGTAGAAACTTTGTCTAATTCTTCAATATGTTCTTCTTTAGTGATATAAAGTTTTCTAAATTTAGGTGAAATATTGTTAGGTATAAACTTCTCGGTTTCTTCTATGACATCTAAAATGAAAATACCTTTTTGATTATTGATATCATTACGATCCATTTCATGAATAGAACCAACAAATGTAAAATTCTTATTAACTTGTTGAATATGAATATGTCCCGAATAAACGTGTTTATAACCTGAAAAGGCTTCTATATCAATTTTATCGTGATTTTTATGAGCTATTGAATTTAAGTGCATTTTAGCACCATTTAGATCAGAGTGACAAAAAAGATAATCACAACCTGAATATTTTTTTAAGATTTCAATTTGGTCTTTTCTTTTTTCGACCCAAGGAAGCATTAAGATAGATTTACCCATAAAATCAATCTTAGTAGGCTCTTCATAAACATTCACGTTAGGAATATACTTATAAAGTTTTACGGTATTGATATCATTAGAGCTTTTATTATATAAATCGTGGTTGCCGATAATAACATGTACTTGACAAATTTGAGACATTCTTTCTAAAATAGACTGCGCATAGGTTAATATATTTATAGGCACTACGTTTCGATTATCAAAAAGGTCACCACAATGAACAATAATATCATTTTTAGTGAGTTCTTTTTTAAGAAGTGGAAATAAGAAATCTTCGAAGTATTCTTGAGAAACTTTAAACCATTTATCAACTGAGTTTGGATAACCTAATCCTAAATGTGTATCACCAATAACTAAAATTTTAGACATTCATAAATATAATTTTTTTATTTATATTAAATAAATACTCAAAAGTTATACTACATATTTAATTTCAGCATTTTCTAATAAAGCCCTTTTTTCGTTTCCTTTTGTTAATTTAATAAGTTAAATTACAATTAGATTATTCTAAAAGAAAATCATAAAAATTATTATCGATTGAAAACTAATTAAAGTAACACTCAGTGATGTGATGAAACATGTAGATAATTTTATTGAAATTGATCCAAATCAAATTAAATATTTATTAATTGATACAAAAAAAGATCCTGTGAGAGTTGAAGCTGCTGATTATAAAAACTATCCAATTGTAATAGATTCAAAAGCAGGTAAACCAATATCTATACTAGATGTACAACATCGTTTGGTCAAAGCATTACGTAATGTTAAAATAAAAGATCGAATTTAAATTTAGATACTGCCCCTGTGAAATTTAAGTCTGTTTTTGATAAATAATTAGAAAAAAGTCAGATTTACTAATTAATATATATATAAAAATAATAAAAAGAATATGCCATTACCACATTTTACAAGATTATTAACAACCGGAAGTCCAGGTGGTCCCGGAACTAAGCCTCATGAGGCTGTATATTTGAATTTATTTGAGATTACTTTCATATTACCTACGATTCTACAAGCTCAGGGTAGAGATCCAATTTTAATGCTACAGAATGCGTTAAAAATTGATATAAGTCTAACAGAAGCAGATATAGGAGTACAGGAGCAAAGATTTAAGTACTCAACTCGAGCTTTCTTAACTACACCAACTAAGACTACAATTGAATTTAGTATACCATTTAACGTTAATGTTAATGATGCTGGTTCAATGGAAATCTGGAACACATTAAAAGCTTGGTATGACTTAGTTTGGAACTCACAAAATGGTTCATTGCATTATAAGAGTGATATAATTGGCACTATCATCGTTAACCAACATGATAAAAAGGGTATTGTTTTAAGAAGGGTTACTTTCCAAAACTGCCAAATCAAGAAACTTGGTGGTATTTCTTTAGATTGGACATCAAATGATATCTGGAAAGATGTTACTGCTGATTTCATAGCTGATTACTGGATTGATGAATACATAGATGGTAACTTCACAATTCAACCTCCTATTATACCTGGTTATTAATATTTAAAAAATATAGAATTAAAAAACCCACCATATAGTGGGTTTTTTTATTTGAACTTATTTATCATTCCTGACATCTGATTCATATAACTTGAAGGATTAAAATTAGGCATTGAACTCATTTGTTTTTCTTCTTCTTTTTTCTTTTGTTTTTCTTCTTCTTCAGCTAATTGATTAACTATTTTAATGTTTTCTTCTAGCATCCAGAAAGGCCACTCATCCATAGCCCATTCTTGAGTATGGTAATGTTTTTGTAAAAGTAGCTTATTCTTTAATAAACTGGTCAAAGGCATCATGAATAACGAAAATAGCTGACGGTCCGTCGGGAAATATCATATCGCTGTGCACCTCCAAACCACAGCTACAAGTTTTTACTAATTCTTTTATTCCAAAGGTCATTTTTTCAACTGCTGAATTCAAAAATTGGAAAGAAATGTCATCCATTTTTTGAAATTCATCTAATTTACTTTTAATGCCTTCAATAGTAATCGATGTTCTGTCGTATAATAGGAAAGGAATAATCTTTAAAAACGAAAGATTAGGCTTTCTTTTTTCTGAATTTTCTTTAATAATATATTCAGTGAAACTTTTTTGTATACCTATAGTTGGTGGTGCTAAGTTATAAACTTTACCATTTTTAGTTTCAAATGTAAAGCATCTTAATGTTGGGTTGTAGAATTTACTAATTCTCTCATTTGTTTCATAGTATCTGAAATTTTCTCTCTTGAGTTCAATGCTAACTTCTTGTCCACACTTACATTCACACTTAGTTACTAAATTTGTACCTTGTTGAAAAGTTAATTCTCTAATTAAGAAAATTAAATAGTATCTATCTGGATCTCTTAAATCTAAATATGAGCCCATTTCACCACCTGTATATTGAACACGTACACAGGAAGATAACATATCATTCATCTTTTCAACAATATCATAAAAATTATTATCATCAACCATAGAATAAGCTTGAATTTCCTTAACTTGTGCTGCTCTTACTTTTACTAAAGTACCAGGGGGATAGAAAATCGAACAAGGAAAATCTTTAATATCGAATGAAAAATATTGTAAATCTGTCAATCTTGAATTATCAAACGTTACCTTTGGGTTTAAAGGTTGTTGTTTATAAGTTTGTTTAGAAGCCTCGAGTTCTTCTAGATGTTTCTTTAAATATTCTTCTTCTGATAGATTTTGTGACATAAAACAGTTTTTTTTTTATTTTTTCTTTTATATATTGAAAGAGATCAATTCTCTCTCTTTTTTTCATTTATATAAAAAAAAATAACAATTGTTTAAAACAAAAAAAAAGACCCATGACTGGGTCTTTTTATTATTTTATTTTATTTTATGATTTAAGAAATAAATCCACCTGATTGAATAGCACCTGTTCTAAGGATTTTAACGTTATTTACTATAACTCCCATACCCTTGATTGGTTCTACATAAGTATCAAGAACACCAATTTGGTTATCAATTATTTCAGGTGTGTTATTTTCTTCATCACACTTGTTGAAGTAATTGTATAAACCTTGTCTGTTTACATACTGTTCGCAAATAATATCAGCTCTCAATTTAATCTCAGATCTAATCTCAGGGGTGTTAAATTTCCATTGGAAGTCTAACAACATTCTTGAAAGTTCTCTTTCAAGTTCAATTAATACTTCTCTTACGTGAATATAAGATAATGCTGATTTATAGAGTCTTTGGGCAGTGTTCTCAGTTTCAATTATATATCCACGATTTTTCTTGAATACTATAGGATTCATCTGAGCTTGGTTTAACCACTCAATATCTTGGGGTGTGAAATCCATTTCAATTCCAGATATACCAGTGATTCTACCATTTGTAGTACCCGCTGCAATTGTCCAGGGAACAATATTTGTTACATTGGTAATTTGTTTTCTCATGTAAGTAGTTGCTACAAACATTGCTGGTGGGACATCTGTTGGTCTACCACCATCATTTACAGTTAAGTAAGGAGTAAAGTAACCTACAGTTGTTGTACCCCTACCTTCACCGAATGAGTACAAGAAAGCGGGGTTGCTTTCAGGATCACCACCTTTTGAAACAAACTCAATACTCAATACGCCATTTTTTAAGAAACTTGGAGAAGACGAATTCTTGAATGACTTCATAGAAGGCATATTTATGAATCCAAAAACATCAAGCCTTTCACCGCATATATCAACAAGTTGTTGTTTTGATCTTTCAGTTAAGCCTAAACCAAATGAGTCTACTAAGTATCTGAAGTCTAAAGCTTCTTTGTTTGTGATAGCTCTGAATAAAGGAGTACCTTTACCAACAAGATTTAATATAGCGTTTTGTCTTTCTTCTGTACCATCAGGCATTGAGGCTTCTCTGATTCTAAATCCTTTAAGAGAAATAGCTTTATATGCAGTAATATAATCTTCAATTGAAGTATATCTTGTAGTTTGTAGATCACCACTTGGACCGTATGATAACTTATTAATTCTAGCATCACAGATAATTTCTACCAATGATGTATCAGCAGCATATATTTTTTTACTTAAAATTCTAGTAAGTTTCTTAGGAACCTGACCAGGTACTAATGTTGTAGTATCTACGTAGGCTTCTAAGAAGTCACCTACTTTAATCTCACTATATCTTGCAGCATTAACTAAAATCTTATTAGGTGCTTGAGTATATCCCAATGGAACTTCAATTTCGATAGTTTGTTTGTAATTGGCTCTATTTGAGTGTATATCTATTGTAGTATTTGAGCTCAAATTATCAATTGTTTCGGGTGCACTTAGTGTAGAGTTCATGAAGGCAACATTTAAAATATTTGAGCTATCAAAGTACATTTGTAAATAGTGCTTCTTTGAACAATTCCATATTACTGAAACATTTTGTAAAACTTCGTTATTTAAGTTCTGAGCAACTTCAAACCAATATTCACCACCACTTGCGGTAGCAGGTGTGGAATTTGAAATTACGATCATGCCGTTGTTTAAAACTGAATTTGGAACAATAAATGAATCACCGAACATTGCTATTGGATTTATTGGCCAACTTGAAGTAACAATTGGTGCATAGAATCTAACATAATTCATGCCATTTGAATTGATAAATTCAACTTCGTTAATTTTTTCTGAAAGATAGTTTGAATAGAAGTAATCACCCGTGTTGATAATACCGTCGTTGTATCTTATATAGAACTGTGAGTATTTTGCAACAACACCATCTGCTGGGGAACTAGGATTGAAAGCAGAGTTTCTAGTAGTAATGGTTTCTTCACCCAAAATGAACTCATCATCGATTCTGTATAAAACAAAGTTACCATTTAAAACATCTTGTAATTGCGTAACACTCAATCCGGTGTTTTGAATGATAAACGATTTATTAGCATTTGTTGAAGTTACGATATTTGTTATTGGCATACCTTCAAGTGAAACCTTCTCAAAAGTCGAGAAGTTATAAACCATAGCCATTTTATCTTTATTACTTGAATTTAATAGTGTAATCAAATAGTTGAATAATTTAATTCTTCTGTATCTATGATAATTTGAAGTACTTGGAGTAGAAGCGGTGTCATTAAATTCGAACTTCAATGAAACATTACCAGATGTACCAACATTTGAAATAAAGTAGTCATTACTTCCTGTACCAAAAGTTAACTCTTTATAACCAGAACTATTAACAGTTACATGGTTAAATGAGTAAGTCACAAATGATCCACTACTCACACCAACTGTTAAGTAGCCCAACACAATATCAGTCGGTGTGACTGAAGGATTCGTTGAATTGATAGTATTATCAATTTTAGTAATATTACCTGTTGAGTCTAACACAATAACTGAACTAAATGTTCCGTTGTTTGGGTAATTAGATGGAACCAATTCAAATGAAGCTGTACCAGTAACGTTAACTCTATTACCACCTATAATAGCATAAGAAGAAGTAGAGCCTACAATCGGGCCACCAACAACATTACTAACACTATATGTGAAGTTAATTGCAGAGGCAGTAAAAGATAAAGAATCGAATTTAACACCGGCTACAAATCCTTCAGCAAACCAGCCAGTTCTAGAACCATTGTTTACAAACCCACCTCTTACACCAATGGAGGTGCTGTCAATAGCCGCAACATTACCTGGTCTATCAAGGTATGTATTTGTGAATGATACGGTCTCCATAATAACATCGTTATAAGATAAGAAGTTGATCGATGAAGCAGTACTGCCTACTAAATTATTACCAATTAAATCAACTAGTCCGTTAGTATATTCTGTTTCAAACAAATCAGTATTGAAAGCACAGAATAGACCTGTTCTGTCGGTGTCTTGGTTAATTACTGTTTCAATAAAAATATTTCTACCGTTAGTATCTCTGAAATAAGGAATTAAAGATAAGCCTTCGTAGAAAGATAATAATGTTACATTTCTATCATTAGTAAAGTTATAAATTTGATCTTTTTTCAAACCCTTAGGTGAGAAATATTGAGACCATCTTGGATCAATTGACAATTCTTGATAATTTGACCAATCACCACCAACAACTATAACATCTACCATATAATCAGAAGCCCAATCAGTTTGATTTACATAATTTGGCATTTTTTCAACAGAACCGTACCATTCAATTAAACTTCTATCGAAACCTTTCATTCTAGTTTTGAATATGAATATGGTAATATATCGATCTGATAAATTTGTAAAATTTAAAACTCTGTTATTATAGCCTACATTTGATTTAGTAATATCAATAAATGACTCAGTATCTCTTTTCCAAAAACCGGTAGTATCAAAAAATCTTCTATAAGCGCCCAGTTGTTCAACATCGTTAGATTTATCAGTAGCCGATGAAAGAGATCGATATTCAATTTTATCTAAAGTATCATCAGTTAACAACAAGTTGATCGCATAGACTGGAGTTGATTCAAGCATTTTACTTATAGTTCTATGGAAGAAGCTGCCTTTTCTCTCAAGGTTTCTATCAATAGAACCGAAGATGGATTCTAAATCATTTATGTTTTGTAAAAGTACCGGTGTGTTTACTGGACCTTTTTTTGAAAAACCCAATATCATTGATGTGACACCTTGTACAGTAGGACTGGTAATTACTGAATTATCAAACTCCTCTATAAAGATACCTGGTCTCTTGTATTTTCCAATTTGAATTGCCATAATGTATAATTATTTTTGTTTAACATATATATAAAAAAAGAAAAATCATATTTTTTCTTTTTTTAACAATTATGTTGATTGTTCTTTATTGATTCTTCGTTGAGAGTCAATAAGTTGTTTCTTTATTTTAGCTATTTCCGAGTCGATCTGTTTTTTCAAGATAATGATTTCAGAATTAAGTTTTTGGATTTCGGTTTTCTTAGATGCTATTTTTTCTTCAATTTCTTTAATTTCTTGTTTCAAATTATCCATCAGATCCTTGTTCCCTTTTGAAGCATCTTTTTTATTCGTTATTGTTTGTTGATCTGTTTTAATTAACTTCTCAATATCCATTATTTTTCTCATTTTTCGTGATATCTGAGCATGTATGGCTAGTAGAGGATTTGTAAATTTAATAGTTTTTGTATTACTATTATCTACCTCAATTAGTTTCTGATCTTTTAACTTATTAATTAAATCTTTATCATCAGTATAAGTCTTATAGATATTATCTAAATTTACTTTTTTAAGATTATACTCAGTGATGTTTTCTTCTAAATCATTAAAAGATTTCTTTTGAGAGGCAATCTCAGGATCATCATTTGCGTCTAACTGATATTTCTCAGAAATAAATTTATTATAATTAGATAAATGTTTCATTATTTTTTGTTATACTTTTCTTTTATATCACTAAGTCCAATAGACTTATCATACTTAGGTCTCATTTTGTCGGTGATAATATCTTTACCTGGTTCTATTTTAACAATCTCCATAACATACTTATTATTTTTATCCTTTGGAATATTTAATATGAATCCTTTAACTATCTTAATCTCTTTATCTTTGAGCTCTACTTTATTAATAAATTCATTTAGCTCTTGAGTCTTCATATTAAAGGTTCCTCTTAAAGATTCACCTTCAAAGAATCCTATATTAATTTTACCATTTTCACCAAGTTTATCTATAAGATCTTGTTCTGGAGATTTAAATTTCTTAGATAATAAATATTTAAAAAGATCTTTATAACCAATCTGATATTTGAAAGCTACTATTTTTTTATTATTATTATCAACAAAGGTACCCATGATATACATTACCATTGTATGCTTTTTACCATCTTCATCATAATTCAGTATCAAATATGAGTGTTTATCAAATTCCGATTTAGATATACTAAATGGTCTAAGCTCTGATAATACAGTTTGATTCACTACTACTTCATCTTTAGGAACTTCTTTACCTTCCATTGTAGCCTGAGCTGGTTTTATGTTAGCTTTATCTTCAGCAATGTTAAAATATTTTGTTAATAATTTTCTTCTAGCGGCATCATAATCCTTCAAAGCGTCATCATCTAACATATCATTAATAAAATTAAATAGTACTTGACCTGCACCTGGATTACCATTTATAGATAAGTTAGGATTGGCGAATATTTTACGAAGAGAGGGATTTTGTAAAATTGTCATAACTCCCTTCTTCCATTTATCAAGAACAACCTTTATTGCAAATGGGCCATTCGGGGCTCTATCTGGTTGCCAATCTCCGGTGCCTTTACCTAAGTATTTATATTCTCTCCAAGTTTTCTGTGAAACTCGACCATTTGGACGACCGGACGGTATTTGTGGTGTGACAAAAATATTATAAGCGTCTCCAAAAATATCGACTATCTTTATTATCGGATCTACATTTTGAGTAGTATCGATGTTTATCTTTATATTCTTGAATTTAGAATTCATGCTATATTTTTCTTCTTTTGAAGCAATCCAGATTGACTCATCTTCTTTGGAAAAATTTTTTCTATATACTTCAAAAACAGGATTTTTATCTCCTTTTTTATCACTATCTGATTCATTTATTCTCATGAATTCTTTATATGATGATAAGAATTTTTCTTTCTTTGGTTTTTCTTCAGAAATTCTTGGTAATGTTTCTTGCATTGAGTCGAAAGAATCTATGATAGATTGGATGTCTTCGCTTAGACCTTCCATCATTTTTATTAATTCCGGTGAATTTTTGAAACCTAAAATGGGTTTACAAAACAAAGAAATGGATTTGGCCACATCACTAAATTTAACGGCTTCAACAACCAATTCACTTGATTCAAGTGGTTTACCATTAGTTTTAAGATTATTTATTAATTGTTTACCAATATAGATTATTTTTGAATTTACAGTACCTTCTGTTGGCCAAATTATGCCCGCCCATTCAATGCCGGTTTTTTGTTCTGTTTTTGAACCGTCAATCATATCTTGAATCATTTTTACATAATTAGAAATATTAGATGATTTATAATATTTTACTAAATTATTATAAGCGATCTTCGCTTTTGTATCTTCAATTGACTCAAATATAAATTTTTCGTTTTTATTAAATATTTTTGTTTTTTTAACATCACCTGTACCGCTTGAAGAGCTATCAATTGAAAGATTTTTGATGTCAACTTCCATAGTCGGATTATTTGGCAACGATTTACCAGAATCGTCTAACAATTCCACAAATACACTATTTGGATTACCAAGCTTTCCTTTCTTAACATCATCTTTTGTAATAAATTGTTTATCATTACCAATACCGACTTGATTGGTAAATGAAATTAATTTTGCTTTTTTCTTTTCTCCATTTTTATTTGTGTATGTGTAAATACCACCAATCTTAAATTTATTCTTTTCTGGTGTGGTCTCTTTTTGTTCGGTTGGTTTATTAAGATTTTTGTTTAATAAATTATGTAATGAAATAACGGACTTAAAAATTTGAACCACTGAAGTCTTGAATTTTTCTTTTGGTTCATCAACTTCTAAGTCTTCATTTTCTATATCTTCATCATCATCTTCTCTTTCAATTTCAACATTTCCACTTTCTCTAAGTTCTTCTAAGTCTTTTCTAAATTGTTCAATTTGGTTTTTTAATGCTTCTTTTTCTGGGAACTCATTTATTTCATCTAATTCATTAACTAATTGATCAATTAAGCCACCATTTTTCAGAAACAAATCAAGTGGCTCAGGCTTCATAGCGGCCTTTTTAATATTCTCAAATAAAGCATAAATAATCGCTTTTCGAAATATTTCTTTTTCTTTATTTAAATAATCTACTTCTAAAGACTCGAGTTGATATTTTAGCTTTTTTAATAATGGATTTATTCTAAGTATTTTAGTACCAATAATGACTTTGCGAATAGTTGAATTTATTAATCTACCTAACAAAGAACCACCCCAAGTTATATCATTTTCTAAGACTTCTTTAACTAATGCGGAAGACTCTAAGTCTTGTGATTTATAGTTGTAGAATTCTTTGTATTTTATAAAATCTGTTAAAAATTCTTTTCTATTTTTTAAATACTTCATATATTCGCAATATTTATTTTAGTTATATATTAATTTTTATACTTCAAAAAAAAAATCATTTAATTTAGTTTGGTAAATTCAAAAAACTCCTTATATTTGTTATATGATGTACGACATATTAAAGAATCTAATTTTAATCGATTTATCTAACATTAAACCAGAGAATATCGAAAAACTTTTGATTGATAACGGTCTTAATGATGAGTTGTGTCATGAGAAATTAGCTAAAATGAAAGATAAAGGTGTCGATAAGTTGTACTTAGACTCAAAAACTTTTGAAACTGTAGCTGCTGTATATAGTGATAATCCTCTTAGAGTCATGTGGGAAATAACTTTTTTGGTTGAAGTTCTCGATATGAAGCCCATCAAATTTAAAAGTCAAAAATTAAAGCCTAATAATGCCGGCTTTAATAAACTTGATATTGATGCTATCTTAGATAAGATTAATGAAAATGGCATCGATTCTTTAACTGAAGAAGAAAAAAGATATTTGAAAAATAATAACTAAATTGGCTGACTTTGTGTTACTAAATTAAAGAAATCGGCTCCGTATAAACTTAACTTAAACACCAGATCATTTTAGATTCGGTGTTTTTTTTATTTCTGATCCGTAAAAAATCTTAAAATTTTTAAAATCAAGTTATTTTTTAGCCAGAATAGCGAATATATAAATCATGAATTATGAGATATAGATGTCTTGAATATTCGGGTAAAAGGATTTATAACCAAAATAAAATTGAGCAAATCTTAGAGGAGAATAACCTCAGTTGGCTTATCGATTCAGAGTTTGAAGATGCTGATATTGAAATCAAGAATCGGACACTAATTTGGAACTCAGGTAATTATTACTCTGGAATCTGGTATTATGGAATTTGGAAATCAGGAACTTTTTATGGCACATGGATGAATGGAATTTTTGAAGGAGGTATTTTCAAAGGCAAATTCATTAGTGGAATTAAATCTGTTTAAGATATAAAAAAATCAAATTTTTCTCTATGAAAAGAAAAAAATTAAATACCGATTACAATGAAAATTACAAAAATCATCAAAATCAAGTTGTTATTACTACTGAAGTGACCGGTGAAACATTTTTTGAAATTGGTGATCAAGTAACAACAGACATAGCTGAAGCAATAGCAATTCTAATGAGATCAAACATTTATGACGAAAAATTATGGAATCAAGAATTCAGTTTTGAATTAATTGAAAATGTTTGTCCTGCTAAATGTTTATATTGGTTAACCGGTGGTCCAAAAGAATGGAACGTATTAGATAATTATAAAAAACCTTGGTCAGAGTGTAATTTAATTTTTCAAGAAGAGTTTGGTTTTATGGTTATGAGAGTTCTCAAGAAATCTAAGAGATTAAAAGATATTAGAGATGGATTTAGAAAATATTTAAATTTACCTATTTTATATGATTTTGCGATAAGTCAAGATTTAATAAAGTGAATATATTTATTTGAAACCCACCAATTTGGTGGGTTTTTTATTTTAATATATAATTTATGGAACAAATGAAATCAATTTGTAGAAATCCTTGGTGTAAGTCACATTTTTACTATACTGAGAATGATATGATTATAGTAGGTACAGATAAACTAAATGGTAAAATCGATGATCAAATTGAAAAAGTACCACCAACTGAATGTCCTAAATGTCGAAGCTTTAATCAAGAGTTGTCCGGAGGTGTTTCTTGGATTGAAAAGAAATATGAAGGCTCTCGCGATGATGGTTTACCACATACTATTTCAATCAACATTTCAAAATATATATATGGGAGAAAATGGTAAAAGCAAATTTTTTTGATTTAGACGTAATTGTTAGTACAGATGCTAAGGCTTGGATTGTTGATAAAAATAATCCTTCGATTCCTATTATGAAAATTTCTAAGTCTGATTTTAATTTATATCAAAACGGCATCTTCAGAAAGCAAGGTAACAAAATTGAATTCAATGGTAAAACGTTCTGGTTACCAACAGACATAGTCAATAAATTAAAAATTAAAGTAAAAAACCATAATTCTAAATTTACAGATTTGGCCATTTCATTACAAGAATTTTTAAACAAAGATATTATTGATAATTTAAAATTTGAATTGAATATTCAATTATTATCTAAATTAAAAAATACCACAGATGATATTTATATTATCTGTTCAAAACAAACTAAGCTTTCACATCAGTCTATTATTGATAAGTTTAAAGAGAAATTAAAAGAACAAGGATTACAAATTAAAAACTTCTATTTTATATCCGAAACATTCTACAATCAAAATAAAGATGATGTTGAATTTAAAAAAATAAGATTGTTAATTCAACATTTGATTGGTTATAAAACTTCCGGAAATAAATTTATTGACGAAGAAATAACTAGATATGACCAAATCGAATACTATGATAATAATTTAGACACTATAGAAGTTACTAAACAAATTAACGATATTTTGAAAGTTATTTGGCAAAATTCTGATGATGGTTTAAAATCTGTAATCAAAGAAGATATTATTCAATATAAACCTCAGTTAATTGTTAATCAAGTCAATGATAATAAATTAAATCAGATTTCATCTGAGAAGATACTTCTATCACTTTCAAATTTAATAAAGACATTTGAGAGTTTTAATTTAGTAAATTACCGTTTTAGGTGAACTAGGATCGACTCTAAATACTTATAGAAAAATCAATCAATTCAATATAATATTACAATTAACTCAAATGTAGTAGGGTGTTATAGATATAATTAACTGGAAGAGTATTGATTCTAAATTTAAATTAGTTAATTTTCAATGAATCTGATTATTCTTTATTCTTCAAGTACTTATCAATCATTTCATTCAAACTACGAGAGTCAGTAATTTGACCAGTTTCAATTTTATTTTCTTCTTCTTCAATTGTTTCAGTTCTTTTTGGCATCTCATTTAGACCTAAATCTTTACGTATTTCTTTATAAAACTTTTCCAATTCGGTTCTTTGTGTTGTAGCAAACTTTGTGTTTTCGCGTATTTGAGAAATCGTTTGATTCACAACTTCATGCATACGAGCTGAATTATCACCATTATCTACTTGCCTTAATTGAGTTAAAAAATTTTTACGTGTCATTTTCTGTAAAAAAATAGTTTCAGCATAAACCATTGCATCTTCTTTCATCTTATTTCTAATATATTGATGTTGTGATACTGGAGAATCACCAAGATATAAATCAACTAAAGACTCGAGAATTTCATTGGCTTGTGACTTAGCATCTTGAATATCGTTATCATAGTCATAGATTTGAATCTCACCTAAATCTGGTAAATCATCTTTGGTTGCTAAGTATTTAGAAACGTCTAAATCTTTGTTTTGGTTTTGAATTCTATCAAATTCATCTTGTAGTTCGTTAATCTTTTGTTCTTTCTTGTTCATGATTATAAACGAGAATTTTAGATATATATTGAAAAATAATAATTCCTTTATGATAAATAAAAAACCACCTGTAATTAAAAAAATTGTTTTTACCACAGATTTAGTTGAAAAAACAACCAAAAGAATTCATGATGGTGAAAAAGTGCAAAAATTTGAAAATCCGTGGTTTGTAGGTGAAATTGGTGTAAGGAGAGCCGGTATCGCATTTAAGCTAAGTGAAAATGAGATTCAAGAGTATATTCGTTGTAAATTAGATATTCATTACTTTGCTGAAAAATATTGTAAAGTAAAAACAGAAGATGGATCAATTCAAAATATTAAGTTAAGAGATTATCAAAAAGATATTTTAGATCTTTATACTAAGAACAGATTTTCAATTTTAATGGGTTCGCGACAGATTGGTAAAACAATTAATGCGGCAATTACAATGTTACACTTTATTACTTTTAATAATGATAAAAACATTATGATTGTAGCAAATATCCGAGGGACTACAATTGAAATTGTGGATAAAATAAAATCGATTTATGTTAATTTACCATTTTTTTTGAAAGTAGGTATTAAAAATTGGAACCAACAATCCATTATCTGCGAAAATGGTTGTCGTATTAAGACTGCTGCTCGAAGTAAATCACCTGCGATTGGTTTTACAATTGATTTTCTTTACCTAGATGAGTTTGCACATATTCCATCAAATATTATCGAACCTTATTACACTGCGGCTTTCCCAGTAGTTTCGGCGATTGAAAACTCTAAAATTATTATTACTTCAACCCCAAAAGGTATGAATCTTTTCTATCGATTACTTATGGATGCTGAAAGACCAGAAGGTGATCCCCAAAAGAATAACTATCGAGCAATGAGAGTTTACTGGTATCAAGTGCCGGGTCGATTTGTAACTTATTATAGATTAAATAATCATCGAATGTATGAACATGGGGTTACAAAAGAACAAATATTTGAACAAGTTAAAGAGCACTTTAGTGATTTTACAAAGGTAGAAATGAAATTCAACTCAGAACTTGTTAAATATGTAATTTATGTTTATAATAATGATACCTGTTCGGAAGAAATGGCTAAGAAATTTGAATTTATAAATTCAAAAGGCGAATCATTGCCGATACAAAATATCGCAGAAGTAACAACTTGGAAACAAGAAGCGATTAAAGATATCGGTGGTGAAGAAGCATTTAACCAAGAATATGGTCTTAGATTTATAAATACCACTCGTTCATTATTGAATGAAAGTATTATTGAGTCATTAATTGAGAATAAAAAACATTATGAATATGAAAAGATTTATGAATTCGATAAAAAATTAAAATTTAGTTATTCTGACTTGAAATGGATAAAAGATGATGAAGTATTCACACCAGTGATGAGAAATTCGATCAGGGGAGTGATGTCAGTAGATATTTCTGAAGGTTTAGGTCAGGACTATTCGGTAATTAATATATTCAAAATTGCACCAAAACCAAAAGAAGTAATCGATGTTTTTAAACATACATATACTTCACTTTCAGATTTCTTTTGTCTGCAACAGATTGGTATGTACCGATCTAATTTTGTTTCAGTAAAACAATTGGCAGAAATTTTTTACCTACTAGTGTTTGAATATTTTAATTATGAAAATTGGAAAGTAGTACTTGAGGTTAATAACTATGGTAATGAGTTTTTAGCACATTTGCCACACGTTTTTGATGGCAATAATAATTATGGTTCTTCAATATTTTTTAGGTATAAGCATAGATTAGATGCGGTTGAAGAAAAAATAGGACTCAAAGTCGGTGATAATAAAAATATGTTAGTAAAAGAATACCAAGAAGCTATGGAGAAGCGTAATTTTATAATTACACAAGAAGATAACATTCGAGAAATAACTACATTCGTAAAACACATAACTCCGTCTGGAAATGTGAGATATGCCGCAGATATTGGGAATGATGATACGGTAATGACTTTGGTAAACTTATCATCAGTATTCAGCAAACACGCATTCAAAGAAATGGTAGAAGATTATGCTCCACAGATTGTAGATGCCACAACTTTAAATGAATGGAATCAATTCTTGAAAAATATTGAATATATAGAAGGTACTGATTATTCTTCGCTTATAAATGTAAATCGCAAACGTAAATTAATAAATCAATATAGGAAAAATTTCAGACCAGGAAATAATTGGTTAGGAATTTAAATATATATATTTATGAAACATCTAAAAGATTTTGAAAAATTCAAAGAAAGACTTTTTGATATATTCTCAAGTAGTGAAAAAAATAGAGAAGAAATGAATGTATCAAAAAGACTTAAAGAAAATGATATTGTTCAGATATTTGAAACAGATCCTGAAACTAAAAAACAAAATGACACTACTTGTTTTTTAATTTGGAAAGGTGAAGATGGTAAACAAAATAATAAGGTTGCTAAGATATCACTTGATAAAATGAATGAATATGGTAAACCTATTTTTAAATTAACAATATTCGAAGGTGATAAAGTCAAATCAACTAAATTTTTTCTAAGTCAAGAGTTAGCAACACATCAGTTCTTAAACTATTGGGAGTCTCAAACTGATGAGGGTAGAAAGAAAAATAAAAGCTACAAGATTAAGAAATTTTAAGCAACTTCCATTGTTGCTGATAAGCCTGCTGCTTTCAATTTCTCACACATCTTATTCAATGTTTCTTTATCACCGCGCTTTACTTCACATTTACCCCTGAAATGAACTATGTGTGCACATTGGCTAGCCTGTTCAAATTCATGTTTGCAAATCTTCATAAGACATTCTATAACCCAATCAAAGGTATTATAGTCGTCATTATGTAGAATCAGTACATAAGGCTGACTTAGTATTTCATCTAGTTCGGTTTCTAATTTTTCTTTATAAATAGTTGCCATTTTTTATATAATATTATTTAAGTTTTTATTTGTTTTAAATTCTTTCTTATTAATTACATCAATAATCCTTACAGTTATTGATTGGTCATTTGCCCAATCTTCAAACATAATTAAATGTTCGTATCTATCATCGAAAATAATAAACTCTTCAGCCATTGGAAACTGTTTAATTTTTTGTTCAAAAAGGCGAGTTTTGAATTTGTAAGTTTCACCACCGGTATTGCAATAAACACCCTTTGAATTATCTTCACTTGGTGTGAAAGTGATACTATGTAAATTCAATACATCTAGAACTTGCTTTTCAAGTTTATGTAGGCGACCAGTTGCTAAGAAGCAATATGTTTCTAAATCGTTGATGTATTTTTCGTAGAATTTATAAACCCAGCTATTTATTGTTAGATTAAAAACTTTAGTATTAAGCGATTCAGCATTTCCCCACCATCCTTTACCAGACCATTGCATACCAGTGGTTTTTTCCCACTCGCTTTTACCTAATTCAGGTGTGGGTGTATTAATTAATGTTTTATCGAAATCAAAGCAAACAATTTTTTTAATCATTTTTATTATTTTTATTATTTTTATTTATATATATAGCAAATATAGTTAAAAATGTATAAAATAGAAAATCTTTCAAATGAAAATATATTCTAATATAATTAATAAATTTTAATTATAAAAATAAATATATATATTTATGAAACTAAATCTAAAAACATTAATAATAATAGCATTTTTTATATCTTTTGTAATATTTTTTACTAAATGTTACATAGAAGGAGACAATAATCGTAAAGAAAATAAAAAGCTTAAAGAAGAAATAGAACAAATAAAACATATCAGAGATTCGCTCAGTTCAGAAAGAAGAAAAATAGATCTTAAAGTTGATAGTCTAAATAGAGAATTGTTTGAAACTAAAAAAAGAATTGATAAATTGGATAATCAACTATTAACCAATAAAATTGAATTACAAATTGCTAAGGATAAGCTCAGTTCTCTACAACATCGCCTGAATGTTACTAAAAATAAAATTCAAGAATTGAAGGCAAATCCAATAAAAAGAAAAGGTGATGATTTGTTAAATTCTATAAAAGAAAAAACTAAATAATTTTTATGAAAATTATAATAACAATCATTTTAAGTTGTTTATTAACTATTTCCGTTTTTGGTCAATCAAATGATTCAACATCCTATCCAAAGTATTATGTATTAAACAGTGATACACTTGGTGTAATTTTAACTGTAGATCAATTGCAAAAAATAGATAATGATTTAGAGATTAAAAATCTATTAGAAAGTTCTTTAATAGATTGTGATTTATTATCTTCACAATATATTATTGTTGTATCAAAACTTGAAAATAGAGTATCAATCTTAGAGTTAAAAAATTCAGAATTATTAAAGGTGACTGATCAACAAGATCAAATTATTAATCAATTAAATTTAAAATTGGTCAACTATGAAAAAGATTTGAATCTGTGTGATGATCAAAATAAAAAAAAGGACTCTATTATATCTAATCAACAAATGACAATTAATAGGCTTTTAATAGGTAATGTTGTCTTGAATTTAGGTCTATTCGCTATAATTGTTGCAATTATTTTATAAAGTGAAAAAAATGAGTTTTAATATATAATATATATTATACAAAAAATTATTAAATTTTAAGATGAAACACATCAGAAAGTTTGAAAGTTACAGAATCTATAAAAAAAGAGAAGAAATCATAAGAGAATCTGTAATTCAAGTAAATGACACTTACAAAGTAAGAACTATGGTTGATATTCCTCAATCACTAATAAATGCTTATGTAAAGAAAGTAAAAGACAACACAGGTAAAAATCTTAGACAATTCTTTGGTGATGTTGACATCGCAGAGGAAATTGTAAAATACATCACCTTAAATGGTTTAGATGTTGATAAAATTTCAGCAAATGCTCTTATGGGCGGTTCACAAGGACAGTCCCAAGGTCAAGGTCAAATACAGTCTCAATCAGAGACACAGTCGCAAGCTCAAACTCAAGCACAAAGTCAAGCACAAACTCAAGCACAAAGTCAGGCACAAACTCAAGCACAAAGTCAAGCTCAAACTCAAGCACAAACTCAAGCAAAAAGTCAGGCACAAAGTCAGGCACAAACACAAGCTCAGGTTCAAGTTCAAGTTGAAGCCGAAACTCAAACACAACCACAAGCTCAAGATCAAGATGAATTTGAAGAAGTTCCTCAATCTAAACCACAGACTCAAGGCCAGGCACAAGAAGAAACAGAAGAAGATGAAGAAGTAGATCAATCTCAGGAAGAGACAGAAGAAGATGAAGAAGAACTTCCTCTATAATACGGGATGATTATTTCGTTTTTTTTTTTTCTATTAAGTAATACATTTTTAACATAGATCTTATAAAAAAGTATCAATAAATTGGTACTTTTTTTATTTTATGTAGGATATTTGAAACAAAATTGCGATATTGATAATGACACAGAATTAATAGAAAAATCATAAAATTACTAAGGTTATTTTAATATATAATCTTGTGAAACACTTAAAGCTTTTTGAATCATTTAAGAAATTTTATTTTGATAGTATAGATGAGATGGAAGTCGAGAATCCAATTTACCGTTGGTCTGTTTTCATTTCACCTAAGATCACGAGAATATCAGAATCAAACCAGAATGATTCAACACTCTTAATTGTTGATGTCCAGAAATCATTCAAGAAATGGTTCACTGAAAAGTATGTAAATGAATTAAAGAAATATGCTTCTCAATTTACTAATGTTTATCAAATCTGGGATAACCATGTCGATGGTAAAAATGTAGATAAAGATTATCTTTATGATCGAAATCCAAAAGTACCGGTACACAATGATTTATATACTTTTCCGAATCAAAAAGATCTCATTGAAAAAAGATACAACTATAATGTAAATGCTGATTTTTATAGAAAAATTCTTGATAAAGAAGTTTACCAAGAAATTATTAATAGAGAAAATAGAAAAGAATTAAAAAAAGGTGATATTTTTCCGACTAAAGAAGGAACATATATTGTATATGTTGGAAATAATCATAAGTGGCACCATCTTAGTAAGAAATTATATGATCTATTAGTTAGTTTAAAAAATAAAACGGTCACTATAGTTGGTGGATCGGACAGTGAGTGTCTAGAAGACATTTACACTGCTGCTTTATCGTTAGGTGTTAAAATAAAAAGAGATTGGAAGTTTATATATACATCCACAAGCTGTCCTATAAAATAAATCTATTAAATAGATTGTCCTTTAAAAGTTTACTTACCCTATAATTTAATTAATCCCGTAAATTGAACCAATTTGTGCAAATACTTTGTAATCTTGTATTTGAAAGTTAATAAACATGATATCTTGATAATTACCAGGATCTTGAGCAAAAACCACATCTAAGTCATAATTAAGGTTAATAATTTCTGGAATGTATCTTTGTATCTGAGCATTCAACTGTCTTTTAACAAAATCGGCAGAAACACTAGTTTCATATAATAGCTCTTCGAGATTTCCGCCAAAATTTGGTTCACCTAAAACTTCACCTTGGTTTGTAAACAATATCATTTCATATTTTTGTATAATAACACGAATAATATCATCTTCATCTAATCGGTTAGGATTATAATTTGGATGATTTGGGTATTCGATGTATAAATCTATAAAATCAATCATAAATTATATATTAACTTTATATATATACATTATATGAAGTATTAAAAAATTATTTTTTTAACGACAAATAGTCTTAATTAATAATAGTAATAGTTTTAAAAAAAAATATAAGAGGTCAAGCAGTAAAAACGTTAAGGTTAAGAATTAATTAATTGGCTACAAAGAGTTAAAGATATCTAAAATAATTCTTTGAATTTACCAATTACTGTCATTCCAAGTACAATAGGGTCTGTACTAGTTTCTAATAATCTAGTATGTTCGGTGATGATATAATTAGCTTGAAACAATTTGTCTATATTTTCTCTTTTCTCATTAATTGACCACTCAATAAAAGGTCGACCTAAAAAAAATAACATTTCATCAATCTTTTCAGCACCAAAATTATTCATTAACCAATGATAACAATATTCATAAGATTTTGATTTATCATAAATCAAATTATAAAGATCTAATTTTAATTTAATATTCATGTTTGGAGTTGAGGCACTACTTTCACCAGTTTGTTTAAAATTATCCACTTCAATTAAAATAGCACGTATATCAGGAAATTTTTTGTTAATAATCCTGATCAACTCATCCTTTGAAATCTCAAATCCTTCATTCTTAGCGATCACATCTTGTACACGCTTGTAAATTCCTATTTTAAGAGCCTTTTCTTCTTCCTGATTCTGGGCATCAAAATTAACCTCAACAAACCTTGAACGAATTCCAGCTGAAACTTTATTGATGTGATTTGTGTTTAAAATGAATCTTACATTCTTAGCTGAGTACTCTTCAATATAGGCTTTGAGTGCATCTTGATATTGTGCAGATGTTCTTTCAAACTCATCCAAAAAAACATACTTCATTGAATCAGATGTAATTGTAGATTCAATATCAAAGCCCATATAAACCCTAGAGCAAAAAGAATCAATCTTTTCGCGTAAAGTATCAATCGAGGTATAAAACGAAGAATTAATTTCCAAAAAAGGTTTATCTTTAGTATACTTACCTATTAATATTCGAGCTAGTGTGGTTTTACCTGTGCCAAAATGACCATATAAAATAACATTTTGTGTTAAACCTTTTTCAAAAATTTTACGGATTCTTGGAAGTAAGATAATTTCATCTAAGGTCTTAGGTCTATATTTTTCAGAAAGTAATAATTGCTTCATATCATTTATAATTTGTCATGATTATAAGTTGAAGCACATCTGAAGTTTATATTTCTTTTAATTGTAAAATAAAGGTATTTAGGTTTCCTAAATTTGATGAATCGGAAAAACATTCAATTTCTAAATTATGAGATTTGAAATCGATTTTTTTTAATTGTATTTTAATCAAATTTTTGATTCTAAAAAATTCTTTTTTAATCTCTTTCAATTTCTTTTTAGCATCTATCGAATCATAATGATCAAATTCTTTATATAATTGATCAATCTCATTCTTATCACAAGATAACTCTTCTTCATTAATGTGAAATTCTATTGAAAAAATGGGTTGTTTTTGCCAATTATAAAATTGATCAATTTCTAAACTATCAATAATTTTACCACCTAAAATCTCATATTCTAAAACTGGTTTTAATAATTCTTTAATTTCTGATTTAGTGTGTTTTGCTTTCTTAGTTGTTATAGATAAATAATAAAGATCTTCAACTATCTGTAATTTTTCTTTTTTTCTGTAATCAGATTTTTCGAGTTCATTGATAAGACAATCTATGTTGAAATTGTATGGCTTTTTACCAGATCTTGACCATCCTTTATTCATGTCTAAACAACCGGTAAATAAAGAACTACACTTACCATAAAATCCACCAAATGATTCTGTAGCACCAATTGACCAAAGATAATCAGACATATCAACTATTATTTCTAGTTTTTGCCTTAAGCTCACTCCGTTCTGTGATTCAAAATATTTTAAATACTTCATTATTAGATTATATTAGTTTTAATAATATCACCGGAATATCACGACTTTTAAGTCTGACATATTCGTTGTTGTATTTTTTTTTATATATTATTTCGAGTAATGGAATTATGATAATTTTATATATAACTCTATGATTGGAGAAAGATTTAATTTTGACGACGTATTTTTTAGAGATTTAACTGTATGTGTTTTAGATACATTAGAAGGCCAAATTAAATGGACGAATCGATTTAGTTCGGGTAACCGAGTAGTTAATGTACCTTTTTATTATTCAATTACTGGTGATGAAAGATTCTTAATGGATTCTTTTTCTGATGACGTGGTTTCGGAAAATAGATTTGTAGATTTAAACACTGATATCATACCGCGCGGTCATTTGACGTTAACGGGATTTGATATTCGTTCTGATGAGTTTGCGAATCCGAATGTCTGGCTCAAGATGGTAATTGAAAATGATGCTGAAATTAGAAAAGTGTTAACTAAAATTAGAGCTATTCCTATTTCATGTAAATATGATCTTACTATACTTTTAGAATCTGAAATTGATGTTTTTAAATGTAGCCAATCAATTATGGATACCTTGTGGCTCTATAAATTTATGTACTTTGAACATAACTTTATGAATATTGATGCCGTGATGCTTTTACCAGATTCAAATCAAATCGAAATTTCAAGAGAAAAAAGCCTGACTTCTGATAATCAAATCAAGTTATCATTATCCCTTGAAGTTCAAACTTATTATCCAGCATTTAGAAAACCTACAGTAAATCCTGACGGTAGTTTTGACCTAACAAGTCAAGGAAACGGCAGTCCTAAAAATGATTTATTTGATATCATGGTATATCCTAAAAAAACAAAGTGGTATACTAATATTTTAGAGGCCAGAAAACGATTCAAAGGGGGACAATCTAACACAAATTGAGATAATCTAATAAGTTACCAAAATGAGAAAAAATGAGTTTTGGAACTAAATATATAGGTATAATAAACATAAAAAATAACAATTCACAATTATGAAGAATATTAAATTGGAGCTATTCAACTTCAGAAAAAAATTAACCGTTGATCAAGAGGAAGTATCTAGAATCATTGAGTCTCATATGAATGCTTGTAATGATTTCTCTGAGAAACAGATTATCATGTCGTTGAATGAAAAATTAAAGATGTATACTTTTGACAAAAAGGTTAAGTCTTTACTTGAGTCATTGAATAGTGACATGGAAAACTATAAATTGGTATATGAATTGAAACATTTATATAATGTGTTGAATAGTAAAAATCAAGGTGAACTTTATAGACAACCTATAAACGTACTTTTACAAACAATTAATTTAGAAAGTGACCAAGATAGAATGGATAAGGTTCTTAATGAACTTGCTGTTTATGATTGGGTTCCTGAAATTAAATTATTTGTTCATAATTTAACTAAATCTCCAGAACAAAAAGCTAACTTACTTTCTGGTGGTAAAGGTGAATCAGTTTATACAATTGTTGAACAAGTTGAAAATGGATACTTATGTATGGTTAGCGACTCTTGGTTCTTACTTTCCGAAAATAATATCGAAAAGACTCTTTTAGATACTCATATTAAAGATGAAAATCAATTAAAAGTTCTTAATAACTTATCAACAGCAATGAAGTTTGCTTCAATTGATGAAGATAGAATAAACTTTAGAATTTCTGAGAACTTAACTATCGGTTTATCAGTTTCTAAAAAAGGTATTATTTACATTAACGATGATGAGATGAACAAAGAAACTACATTAGAATCTTTATTCTCATCTCCTATTATCCCAATTGTAAACAAAAACTTTTATCCGTTGTTACTTGAAACATCAAATAACTTAGATAAATTTGTAGAGTTAGATGTTGTTAAAAGAGTTTCTAACTTAGTCAATCCTTACTTAGAGGTATACGCTTTTAATTATAAAAATTCTATTTATCTTTATAGATGTGATGAGAGATATGGCAATTCATTTTTCAAATATGATTCGGCTCTTGAGTTAGTAAATGAAGTTAAAAGCGAATTAAATTATGATTTGACTTATTTTTATGAAAATAAATTAAGTGAAGAATTGATTGTTAAAAGAAAACTTGAAGATAAAGAAAGAGAAATTACTTTGAAACTCGAAGATGTTAATTTCAATATTTCAAAAATTAAATCATCAGTTCAATTTTTAGGCGAATCAGAAGTATTAAAAAAAGCTTTAAGTAACTTAGAAAAAAGAAAATCGGCTCTTGAGGTTGAATTACAATCAATAAAAGAAAGTCAATATAAAGAAAGAGTAAAAATTTAATCATAAAATTAAAAAAAAAGCTTCATTGAAGCTTTTTTTTTTGTTTTTTAAAATAAACAATACGATTATATATAATATAACATGAAAGCATGAAATTTTTAAGGGCTAATTGCTCTACAAAAAAAAATAAATGCTTAATTATGTACCTACACAACAAAGATCTCTATGTAGAAATTATTGTATCGAAGGCACAAGGAAAATTGACGAACAAATCGAAATTAATGTTGGAAATCTTAGCAAAGCGGACTATTAAAAAAATGAGATATTGGAATAATGATGATAAGATGGATTGCTATCAAAGTGGTTTATTAGATATGTTTTCTAATTGGTATAACTTCAATGAGGAAAAAAGTGACAATGCTTTTGCATACTTCACTGAAATCTTTAAACGGGGAATCGCCAAAGGTTACAACGAACTCTACAAAAAGAAAGGTGATAATGATCATCAAATTAAATTGATAAGTTTAGATTCTTCAAACGATGGAATGGGACTTCACTCAATTTAAACAAAAAAAAACCACCATATGAGTGGTTTTTTTGTTTACTAAAATTTAAGCATATATTTTATTAAGCTTCGGTTTCTATTTCGACTTCACTATAAACAGTTTTGATCATTCTTTCAGATACTAAATAAGGATCACAATTTGATGCTGGTCTTCTATCTTCAAAATAACCTCTACCTTCAACTAATGCTTGAGCTGGTATTCTAATCGAAGTATCACGTGTACTATAACCAAAACTAAACTCATGTATACCAGATGTCTCATGAGCCCCAGTCAATCTCTTTTCATTGTGTAGACCATATACTTCAATATGGGCCATGTGATTTTTTTCTAATTTACGCATTGTTTGTTTAATTATTTCAAATCCACCTTCTTGTCTCATTTCTTTACTTGAAAAATTAACGTGACAACCGGTTCCATTCCAATCCCCCTCTATTGGCTTTGGATGTAATGAAACATTAACGTTGTGTTTTTCAGCTACCCTTTGTAGAATATATCTTGCGACCCAAAGTTGATCAGAACCATTTAGTGCGGTTACTGGACCAATTTGAAATTCCCATTGACCAAGCAAAACCTCGGCATTAATACCCGAAATATCTAAACCAATTTGTATACACATGTTCATGTGCTCTTCAGCGATTTCTCTACCAACAACTGTATCCGCGCCAATGCCACAATAATAATCACCTTGTGGTCGAGGTTGACCAGATTTTCCTGACTTAAATCCTAAAGGTAGACCAATTCCTTCACCAAAAGGCATTTCTGGCTTATGTGTTAAAGTATATTCCTGTTCCCAGCCAAACCAGGGTAGATCTGATTTATTATTATAACCATTTGTATTCTCTTTTAATCCAAGTTTTTCTATAATTTCTTGTAATTTTCTACGGTGATTGGTTTTATGTGGATTGCCTTCTGGATCTAATACTTCACATAACACTAATTTATCCATTTTTCCTCTAAAAGGATCATTTGTTATAAAAACTGGTTTTAATAGACAGTCTGTGTTTTTATTTTTTCCAGATTTGGCTTGTTTGGTTGAACTACCATCAAACGACCAAATTGGATAATCTTCAGGATTTGTGGAATCAATCGATTCGGAAATTTTAGTTTTACTTCTTAATTGTTGTGGATTTGATCCATCTAACCAAATGTATTCTAGTTTAACTTTCATATATTTTTTTATTTTTATTATTTATACAATGACCTAAAAAACTAGTTTTGATTTTTAAGATATAAACTAAAAAAATTTATAAGACATGAAAGTATACTTACAATATTGGGAAGAATCTGAAAGAGATTGGGGTGTTAGACCTGATGGCTGTTCTATTCATTTAGATTTAGAATCTCATGCAAATTACATTGATGAAGTTTATAGGGATAGAACATTTCATCAACATGTTCCTAATGAGTATGATAGAATCGTTGGTGATCCAATTAAAGTTAGGGTGTCTGAAAAATTATACGAGGATTTATTAAAAAAGAAGAGCCTCAGGTTATCTGAAGTTGAGACAAACAACTTAATAAAATTTAATGAAATAATTTTAAATGATCTGGCTTAAAATATTATTTTATTCACTTAGTTTTTTATTTGTATGGGTTGAGTTTTATCATATGATAAACAAACACCTAATTTATGATAATAATCACCAAAAGTCTTTATTAGATAGGCTATTCTTTTTTTCAAAATTTATTTATGCTATTTGGATAATCGTGGGTTTATTTTCTAACTTATGGATTTATTTTCTTTGCATATTGATGATTTCTATTTTGAGATATCCTATACTATGGTTTAGTAACTCTAAAATGTTATTTCTTTATGAATTAGTAAATACACCAACATCAGTATTATTTTTGATGGTGATTTTTGGATTTGGATTATTTTAACCTTTCCTCAGTTATAATAATAAACTCAAATCCTTTTCTTTCACACCATTCAATCATATATTTCCATTTACTCAAGTTCTTATTCCACATTTTGAGTGCATACTCGAAATTTTTTAACTGTTTGGCTGTTGGATTATGTGGTATCTTAGGTTCTTTTGTTTCCGAGCTATGTTTAACTTCGGCTACTACTTTAGCGATTGATCCATCGCTTCTTACAAGTTCATAGTAAAAATCGGGATAATAGGTGTGTTTTGTAGTTTCCCACGTCTCTTTTTCATTCACATATTCTGTTTTTTCATATGGAATTTTAATATATTCTGAAGACCAAAATTTAATATTTTCATTATTATCTAAATAAATCATCATTTTATGTTCAAGACTTGAACGATAGTAGACACCACCTTTACTATTCGCTTTTATTAGCTTTTCTTTGTTTTTAGGAATAAATAATCCTTGTTTATATAGACCGCCAGAACGAGGAGCAATATTCAACATAACTTATAGATTTAATTATTATATATATGTATAATATATATATTTATTTATGAAGCATCTAAATAAATTTAATGAAATTTGGAAACAAGAACCAGAAGAACGTTACATAATAAATAAATATTTAGATATTTTAAAGGATGGTAAAGAATTAAATCAAAATCAAAAAGATTTTATTAATAGGTATTTCGAATATCCGGATCTTTATGACATCACATCTAAATGGCTTCAAAATAAATTTGATACTTTTTCAAAATATAATATCGAAGAAATCGAAGATAGATTGGTAGAATTCTTTGATCAAATTATTCATTGGGATCCATATTTGATGTTTTCATTATATATGAAATACTCAGGCGGTGAAAGCTGGCTTAGTATATATCCAGAAAAATTAAATGACCCAAAATATTTACTAACCGAACTATCATATGTTTTTTCAGATTTACTATTCCACACAAAGACTAGAAAATATTCTAAACCAGAATTCACAATAGATTATTATTTAGAAAATAAAAGACCAGCCATAAGCATCCATTTCAATAGAGCCTATCAAAGTCGAGAGTCTTACAACTTGTTGTTTTTAGAAGATTTAAGTGATAAAATTGTTAATCGCCTTTCTCAGTTGTATAAAATAGTCGATGTCATGTCAGATAATAACAGACATAACAGTAGATTATATGATCCGGAAACTGATGTAAACGATTATATTTTGACTTTAATCATTGAATAATTCATTTAGGGGTTTTGAGATTTAATATATAAATCAAAATTGATTAATATTTAATGTCAACTTATAGCTATAGTACACCACCAACTGATGCAACTAATCTAAACGACATTACTGCGATACTGAATCAGTTACCAGATAATACATCTAAGCAAATCACACCAAAGGATGTAAGAGATGCCATTTTTTCTACTTGGGAAAATATTATTTTCAAACCGACTGGATTGACATCTGGACACGGCTATATCGGATTAGATTCAGGTATCAATGGCTTAACACAGAGTAAAGTTTATTTTGGTAAAAGACGAGCTTCTGGTAAAGATGTTATGAATCCTACACTTTTGGGTAGTAATACTGATTTTTTCTTTTTCAATAACAAAAGTGATACAGCTACACAAAACACTAAAATTTCTATTTTATCAGGTACTAATTCATCATTATATAGTTTGGCTCCCTATCTGGAATCTAAAATTGTAAACGGACTCTCTTATTCCTATATAGACTTAAATATTATAAATAACTCGACTGATAGTAATGGCTTGTATGGTGGAAATATCAATATAGGTACTGATGGAGTAAGAGGCTACACAGCGGGTGGAAACGTCTCTATTAATGGAATGATATTTCCAAAATATATTGCTCCAAATTCACCTGAAGCAAATGCCATAGATGGTTATGTTTTAAAGTATAACAGTAATGGGTATTTGACTTGGGAAAGTTCAGCGGGTACTATTGATAATATCACATCATCTGGTACCGTTTCAATTATTGGAAGTCCTGTTTTAATTAACAACCAAGAGACTAATTTTTTAACAGACGCAACCCCTGTTGTTCAAGCGATTGGCTCTATTC